ACCGAACCTGATCAGCTTGATGGTATCGCCTTCCTTGGCGAGTACCGCATGAGACTTCTTCGGGTGTGATGGTGTCCGCTTCGGCTTGTTGTAGCCGTCGAACTGTTCGCCGCGGTAGGTGATCATTTTTTGGGCTTGCGACGCTTGGCAGTCTTGGCAGCAGCCTTGAATGCAGCAGCGCTGGGCCTGCCGGCTTCACCCTTGCGTGCCATGCGTTCATCGCTGCCAGCCTCGATGCGTCGGCGCTTGGCGGCAATGTTGGCGTAAAGTCCGGGCTTCTTGGCTGGCATCACTTCCTCTTGCGTGGCTTGGCGGCTTCAGATAGAGCAATGGCTATGGCCTGCTTCCGGCTTGTCACCTTGCCGCCCTTGCCGGGGCCTGGCTTGCCGGTGCGTAGTGTTCCCCGCTTGAACTCGCTCATTACCTTCTCCACCTTGCCCTTCTTTTTCGCCATCGCCGATCGAGCATCCTTGCGTCAATGCTAGGCCGGCGCGGGTGTACCAAGCGCCGAAGCCATCAGGATGCTCGACATAACGGCATTCGATACCATCACGCCAGATGAACTCAGACGCCTTGCGGCCATCGGCGTAGGTGTACTTAAGGTTCGGCAGGTCCATATCGCTTGCGGAGCTGCGCCAAGGTTAGCTCTGAGCCATCATCACGCACCAGCTTGGCGATAGCGGTTTGCGGACCGTGCTGTTGAGATAACCTGCGGAAGTATGCCGCCTTGCCGGTGCCGAGGATCTCGGCCTGCTCGGCCTGTGATTGCTTGGCCAGCCATTCGCCGTAGGTCGTGCCTGTTGGCACCATGCCGCCTGCTGCTGCCCGCTTCCCTTCCGGTGGTGGTGGGAAGCCAAGGGCCTCGTAGTCGATCACCGGCACCGTCGTACTGCGGCAGTTGAAGTGCTGCGGTGGTTTCGGGCCGCGGCCATACTCAAACTCCCGTCCATCCAGCGCCCGGCAGATTGAGCTGGTGCGGCTGTCTAGCGTCGCGACGTAACGGTACTTCTTCGTAATGTCCTGGTTGGCCTCGTAGACCTGCTGACTGGCGGCATTAGCGACCTGGTTGATGCTGGTGCGCACCAGCGCCATGACCTGATTGTTGGCGACAGCAGTGGATTGGCCGCCGCCAGCAATGATGCCCTTGATCGGTCGGGCTTCATTGAACTGCAGGTTGCCGATGAGTCTGCTGGCGATCGATGGCGTCGTCTCACCGCTCAACAGGCCATTGCGCACCACCTGCGAGAACTGCTCAGCCTGGCTGGTGGCGATGCCACGGAATGCCTTCTCGACTACCTCGCCATTGGGTAGCGTGATCGTCGCGCCACGGGCGGCAGTGAGGCTATAGGTGCCGGTGCCGGCTTGTGTCGCCAGCGCCTCTGGGCCATAGGCTGCCTTGAATAGGTCATCGCTCAAGGTGACCACATTCAGCTGCGTCGGGTCAGTGGTGACGACCGATTGCGCAAACTGCGGGCTGATCTCAACGGTATTGACAGCACTCCTTGCGCCAGCTGGTAAGGCGCGGCGGAGCTGATCGGTGACGAACTCAGATTGCAGCTCGGCGATGCCTTGCAGCTCGATGGCGGTTACTTCCGTGCTGCTGCCAGCCCATGTGCCGAGGCTGTCGCGCAGCTGCGCCAGGATGCCGCGGAGCCGTGCGGCCTTTACCGGTGCTGCAAGCTCATCAATGGTGCGCAGCTGGTTGACCGCATCGATGATGATGTCGTTGTAGCTGTTGATGATGCGCCGCGCCACGCTATTGCTGTAGCGGTTCAGATCAATCGCATTGCGGTACAGGACCGCCGGGGTGCTCATTGAAGGATGCCCAGATCCTCTGGGTTATATGTCGATCGGATGCTGACATTAGCGCCGTTCTGCATCGAATGGCTAACCAGATCAGTGAATGCGGCGTAACCATCCTTGCCGTCTTCCATGATGATCTGTTCATCAACTTCCTTCGGCTTGCCGTCTTCGTACCAGCTGACGCGCACAATCGCCAGGATGTCATCCGGCAGGTTGCAGACGTGGTAGTCAAGCGTCTGCCGTCGTGGTTGCTTGGGTTCAATCATGATCATCAGATCGACGAGACGATCGGTCACCCAATCAAGCAGCCGGTATGTCAATGTCCTCACCATCGTTGGCCTCCATTTCAGAATCGACGTCAAAGTCATCACTGAAGACCTCGCCATCAGCAAGTTCCTTCAGCAGGGTTTCCTTGCCGATCACCTGCGCGGTGTAGAGCTCCAGCAGCTCCTTGATGTCAGCAGGTTCCAGCCTGGCGCCAACGAAGTCGCGGTTGACCGTGCTACTGCCAGCGGTGTTGCCTTGACCGAGGTATTGCGCATGGTATTGCAGGCAGTTGTCGATCATGTCCTGCACGTTCTGCGCGATGACCATCATCGTGCTATCACCTTGACTGCGGTCGATGCGCTTCGCCTCGGCGGTTTCGGCTGACAGCTTCTGCCCTAGCACTGCCGACAGACCCAGCTCATTGATCTGCATGGCGATCCCTTCGAGCCGCTTGAATTGCGCCTCAAAGCTGCGACCTGCAGGCTCGATGTACTCGGCGCGGCCTTCGGCTGGAAAGGCGATTGCTTCACCGGGTCCGGCGGAGACCTCCTCGGCGCTGCTCGGGAAGCCGTAAAACGCCAGCATCGGCACGGCGCTGATGTGCAGCTGGTTGTCGAGGTCAGACTGCACCTGATACGCTTTCAGGTTGAGCTCGGCGATATCCTCCAGCGGAGGCCGTGACTCCATGAAGCCCAGCCGGTTGGCATAGGCGACGCTGAACGGGATCTCGCTGATGGTGGTGGTGCCTTCATCAACGACCTCAAAGTCGCCGGTGTCCTTCTTCTGATGCAGCTGGTACTGACCAGGCGTCAACACACGGATCTGATCGACTACCTTCTCGCCGTAGGTGCCATCAGGGATCGTGACGGTTTCAGCAAGGCGCAGCATGGTCAACTGCTGCTGGCCTTCCTTGGTCTCTGATCGCCAGCCGAGGATCTGCCGTGGTGTGTAGGTGCACCAGTACGGGCGACCGCCATCAGATGGTGCATCAACGAGCACACCGATGTGGCCATAACGGACCATCTTGCGCGTGGTCTCATAAGTCCAGACATTCAGGTCATTGCCCTGCATGTCAACATCAAACAGCTGCTCGCGGATGGCATCGCTGGTGTCATTGAGCCGCACCGGCTTGCGGGTCAACATGCCCGCCAGCATCCGCTCCAATCGCTGGTAGTACGGCGGGCAGACGCTACGGGCCAGACGGTTGTCGTAGCTTTCGTCCTGCTCGCGGGGCTCCTGCGGCAGGTAGCGGCGATGCTTGCGCCTCATGCCGTAGGTGCCCTGCATCAGATCCTCAATCAGGATCCAATGCGGCTCCATCGCATACCACGCTGCAGCCGCATCATTGACCGCCGTGACAGGCCGTTGCGATTGCGGACGGTCGTAGTAGTTGAAGCCGGTGTACATGGTCAGTACAAGCGAATACCAGTGCCGCGACCGGCGGAGGCATGAAGCGGGTTGAACTCACGCCATACCAGGTAGCCGAGTGCATCGTTCATGTGATCGAAGCCGGCATCCTTGTCAGGGTCTCCCTTGTCAGTGTAGGACTGCAGCTCCAAGCATTCGATCAGCCGCTGGCAGGACTGATGCACCTGCAGCCTGATCTCACCTTTGCCGTTCTCCAGCAATGCCTGCACTGCCGCGATGCGATCACGCACCGGTGGGTTGGCCTTGGGTGATTGGTTGCTGAAGCCATAGGACTCCAGGATCTGAATGTCGGTCTGGGTGGCGTTGGTGCTACGGCTGCTGCCGCTGGCGTCTGGGTAGATGTAGACGCGATGGGTTGGGTACCGCCGGCGGATCTCCTGCGCCAATGCATCAGTGTCATGCGCACCGCTGACCTCATCGACGACCGTCAGGCGCTTGGCATCACGGATCGCAATCACGGCAGACATCTTGCCGACGTTGAAGTCAATGCCGATCCGCAGCGGGTCATCGCTGATGTCCGGCAGATTGCTGAACACATGCTTGGCGCGATCGAACCTGTCATACACCTGCCCGGTGGTCAGGTTGACGAACTCACCATCGAGGTACGCTCGCAGCAGGCTCGGGTCGTAGTTGGCCTGCAGTCGCTCGATGAAGTCCGGCGGCAGATGTGGGTTGTCTGCCGTGCGCATTCGGATCAGCCGGCGATCAGTGCGGGCCTTGCTGTCATCACTGCCGAACGTCTTCCACATCCACCGGAAGCCTTCTGGTGTTGATGCAGCACCGAACTGCCGGATGTTGCCAGCCCGCAAGCGGCCAAGGATCTTAGGGAAGGCCTTGTCCGCAATGCTTGGCGTCACGGTGTCGATCTCATCCGCCAGTACCCACGCAAGGTTCAGACCGATGATGCGTGACCAATTCTCGAAGCTGCGGCACAGGATCTTCGTGTCGCCGCCAGGGAGATGCAGGATGTATTCCGGCAGCGGTGATGCTCTGAACGTATGGGGGATGCCGTAATCGTCGAGAAAGTTATCGAAGTCTGTCTGCCAGATGTCACGAATCAGCGGGCCGGTGGGCTCCATCACAGCACCGATGAACCCTTGATTGGCTGCGGCCATCATCACGGCCTTAGCGCATAATGCCCGCGTCTTGCCGGCGCCATACCCTGCGCTGATGCCCAGAATCTCGGTGCTGACATCATCAACGAAGGCCAGCTGACCGGGATGCAGGTCAGCGCGGATGGTGGCCAGCTGCTGATCCAGGTCCAGCATCGTCCGGCCTTGCTGCTCAAGCTGCAGCGCCGCCAGGCGTGCCGCGATCGGATCAACTAGGCGAGGCATTATGGCCAGTCTTCGCCGTGATCCTCAGCAGCAGATCACGCTCCACATCAGGCGGAAGGTTGGCATCAGCAATCGCCGATACAGCAGCCTCGATGCCTTCCTGCTTGGCGCGATTGGCTGCCGCGGTGTCGCTGTAGTGCTCGCGGAATGCAGGCGAGTGCGTCAGCATCCAGGTGGATGCCTTCATGTCGCCATTCTCGGCTTGTTCGGCAATCTTGTTGATCAGCCGCATTCCGCCTTTGGCGCGTCCGGCCTCAATAGCCACAGAAAGGGCAACTTCTTCCGGCGTAGGATTGGGGCCTTTTGCGTTTAAAAGCCATTGCCTCATGGACTCATATGTAACACCAGCTGCCGGCGCAATATGTTCAAGAGGTGCGCCAAACTCAGCGAGAAAGCGCACCTTCTTGATCACATCGTCGTTTAGTTTGTAATGACGACGGGCTGGTTTCACGCTCTGATCTGTACGGGCATCACAAGATAGATGTTATCAGCTTCACCCGGTGGCGCAATCACAACCGGCGTGGTTGATGAATTGGCGGAGATTTCCACCGTATCACCCGCCAGGTGCTTGAGGCCATCAAGCAGGTAATGCACGTTAGCCGCCAGCTTGGGCATGGTGCCATCAGCCAACACCGCCTCAGAGCCGCTGCTGGCATCCGTCTCGGACTGGATCTTGATGATGCCATCAGCCATCTCCAGCTTGACGATGCCGTTATGGCTGTCAGCGATGACTGCGATCCGCTCCAGACCGTGAATCAAGGTCTGCCGATCGCACGTTGCTGAATGCTTGAACGCTTCAGGCACCAGCGCCCTGGCGTTCGGGTACTTGCCATCGAGGATGGTGGAAAGCACTTGGGTGCCATCAGCAAGACCCAGCACCGCGTGACGGTTGTCGGTGGCGAGTGTTGCAGGTTGCCGCACCATGGCAAGCGCCTTGGCGGGAATCACCAGATCCATCTCAGCCGCTGCTGATGGGATGCTGCGCATCACGAGCCGATGGCCGTCGGTGGCCTCCATGCGGATGGTGTCACCATCGGCGGTGACGTGGATGCCGCAGAGGATCTGCTTTGACGCGTCGGTGCTGACGACCGGCAGCATGGCCGCCAGTGGCCCTGAGAGGTCGATGGGAGCGCCTGCAGCAGCATCCACCGCCGGAAGGTCGGGAAAGTCCTCTGCAGAGGCCACGGAGAGGCTGTAGGAGCCCGCTACGGCATCGATGGCGATGCGAGAGCCGTCAACGGTCAACGAGAGCGCCTCAGAGGCGTCCAGGCGGCTGATCAGGTCCGACAGCAGGCGATGCGGCACAACGGTGGCGCCGGGTGTGATGACGACAGCAGGAATCGATGCAGTGACGCCGGTGTCGAGGTCATAGGCACGAACGCGGAGGTTGCCATCAGTGGCGGTGAGCTCCACGCCGGCGAGGATCGGATGGGTCTTGCCGCTGCCGACAGCGCGTGATGTAACGCGCAAGGCATGGACAAGGTTTGATGCAGAAATTGTCAGCTTCATTGTGCTGCGGCTTCGGTGAGGGCGTTGATGATGTCGTCGTAATCAGCTTGGAAGGAGGCAACCAGCTCTGCCGGTATGGCAATCTGATCATCCTGTGCGTTGTCGCGGATGGCATTGGCATAGGCCTTGGCCATCTCCATGGCGTCATGCAGCCGATTGATCACCGGTTGCTGCTTGGCTGGAATGTTGATGAAGTCTGGTGATGACATAAGCCACGAGTGTTTCAACGTGCCGTTGGTTCAGATCATTGCGCATGAAGGCGCAGGCATCTGACACGAGGCGATGGTAATCGGCGGTCGAGATGCTGGCAACAGGAGCACTTAACACTCTGTCGCGAATGAGCGCCGAGCGGTTGGTGCCGAGCATGACGGCCTGCGCATCGATGATCTGCAGGTCGACAAGCGACATACGGATCTTGACTTCTTGCTGAAGCATGGGTTTGAGGGCTTCGGACGCAAAACCCTAGTCCACCACAGGCGTCGGACGCAAACTGGCCATTGTCGGACGCAAAAATCCCAGTCATACCAAGGGAGGACGCAAAATCGCCATTTTCCCTATCCCCCCCCTATGCGTTGCATGTGTATCACCCCGTACATAGACCCTCCCTGTTTTCTCATGTAGCGGTATATATCCCCTATTTGCGTCCGAACAGCTGAAAAGCCAGTCAGAGACAGGGAATTTGCGTCCGAAATTTGCGTCCGACTTGCGTCCGATCGGACGCTAGTTGCGTCCGACATCACGCCCAAGCGTCCAACTTGAGACCCATCAAGAGACGATCGCGGCTCTTGCCGCCGCCTCTGTCGGACGCAAGTTTTGGGAAGATCTGCCGCAGCGCCGGCACCAGCAGCCGTGGCGCCTTGACCGTTCGATCAGCCGGTGGGTCCATCAACCACCGACCATTGTGATCTAAATAGCCTTCTTCTTTGTACCAGTTCTGTAATGCATCCCAGACGCGCTTGCAGGACACCTGCGCATCTTCATCCCATGTCAATCCGACGGCATCGCAGAAGTCCCATAGGTGACAAGATCCACGCCTGACATCTTGCATCGCTTGGTTGCCGGTGGCGTAGTCGATGCCATCCGACACGCTGAGCGCCATTCCTTCGAGGAGCCAATTCAGGAACGCAGGGCATATCTGCTCCTGGATGAAAGATGGATCATCCTTGAGCCTTGGATCAGCCTGTAGATGCGTCGGTTCAGTTGGTGTCGCCATGAAGGTCTTGCGAAACTTAAACACATGAAACCGGGTCTCGATAGCAGCCTGCTCACCGGTCAGCGATGGATCTTTGTTGAGGTTGAACACAAACAAAGCAGACGGCACAAACTGCGACTCCTGAACGCCCTTGAGCTCATAGGACAATTCCTCACCGCTGATTGCAGCCTTGAGTGATTGCAGGTTGTCGATGCTGACGAACTGTGAATTCTCGCTGGACCAGTTGACCGAGGCACCACGAAGCGGGGCGATCGGAAACTTACGGCCTTGGTCGTACTGACGAAAATCAGCCAGGGTGCAGGAGGTGAAGTTACGGCTGCCGAGCGTGTCGCGCAGTGCTGTGCGGATGGTGTCCTTGCCGTTGCTGCCTTCACCGATCATCAGCACCGCACGAGGACGGCCTCGGGTGGCGCGGTACTTGGCGAGATCCAGACCGCTGCCGAGGATGCGCTGCAGGGTGTCGAGGTCGGTGTGCTCAACGGCATCAAGCAGTCGCCAGAGGTGTTGCCCGTTGGCGTCTGGGTTGTAGTCGTAGGCGGTGACGTAGGTGAAGGCAACAGCTGGATCATGCGGCGCGAGGGTCAGGTCAAGCTTCTTGCCAGCCCATGACCACGAGACGACACCATTGCGGCAGTTGATGGCATTGGATGGGTTGACGGTGACGGGACTGAGCAGGCGACGCATCCAGACGAGGGCCTCGTCGACGTAACGGGGACGACGCCATGGGTAGACGGGTTCACCGCTCTTGGTGTTCATGACGTGGAGGAGCGAGAGGAAGCTGGCGATCAACGGCGCCAGCTGCTCATCAGGCTTGGGTTCGTAGTGGGTGCCGACCCATAGGTGGAGGACGCCATCAACGCAGATCCACCGCTGCTGCGGATGATGGAAGACGTGCTGAACCGTGAGATCCAGCCATTCGGTATCGGTCTTGTCGTAGAGCTGAAGCTTGATGGCATCAGGATCAGCGGCGGCATCCACCACCGACGCCCTTCGTCGCGGTGTAGGTGTTGCGGGCCTCCAGCCGTGATGCCGCGCCCAGTACCAGAAGGTGCCGGCGGTGATGTGATCACCACCTGAGGCTGCGATCTGCTCAAGGCCTTGCCATTGCGGGCTGTGCTGCTGCATCAGCTCGATGGCGAGGTCAACGCTGTTGCAGGCCTGGATCAAGCCCCAGAAGATATTGCGGTAGACGTGATAGGTGCCGCTGCCTGGTGTGCGTGGTGGTATGGCGGCGAGGGCATCACGGATGTCGTCGATGCTGCGCTCTGCTGGTTCGGTGTGATGCTGTGCTGGCTTCTGGTGTTGATAGAAGGCTTCAGACGGCAGGACCGCCTCGATGTCGGCAACGGTGTAGCGATGGCCGGCGCTGGTGACCATCTGACACGGATCGCCAAGGGTGCCATCAGCCATGGCGTAGTAGCTGCCGGGCAGCCGCATGACGCGTGAGGCGTTCTTGATGCTGCGGTCTGCATCGCAGTAGTCAAGCAGCCGTGCCTGCACCAACTCCCAGTGGGATGGTGTGATCGGATCGGTCAGTACCCAGTAGCTATGGATGGACTTGCCGCCGGTGTTGATCTGAAAGGTGGGTTCAGGCAGCTTGAGTGACCGCCATGCGGTGAGCTGCCAATCACGGGGACGGTCGTCCCATTCGGCGAAGAAGGCACGGCAGGCGGTGATGTCGGCATTGGTGTCACCGCCGTCGTTGATGACGACGTAAACGCCGCGGCCTTCGGCTTGCCATTGCTCGATGAGCTTCTTGGAGGCGCCACCTTTGCGACCTTTGTCGGTGCCCTTGTCTGGGTGGTCGCGATGGAGGAAGGCACGAAGGCGGATAGCACCGGCGGGTTTGCCGAGGAGGGCGATGAACCGACGGGCTTCATCGAAGTCAATGGGCTTCATGCGGTTTCCCGATACCCGGTAGCGGGCAGGATGCCATCACGGTGCAGCTGCATGGACTGCTCCAGGAGGACGCGGATGGCGGTGCTGCGGGACATGCGATCAGCGCGCCAGGTATCGAGCCAGCGGATCAGGTCTGGCGATAGGCGTATGGGTGTCGGATGGGCAAGGCGCATCGGATCGTGTAGGCTGCTTGTGCACCGTAGCCGGTCCGGCTACCGTTGCAAGGCCACTAGCACTTGAGAGCCTATGGACTGGA